CTTTGTTAAGGTCGAGGCACTGTTGAAGCGCCATGATGGCAACGCTGCCCCTCGAATAATATACCAATCAACGGACTTGCACAACGTTCTTCTTGGTCCGGTCATGTGGCAATGTACCAAACGGATGTTTTCTTGCTTTGAGCATGAGACTTCTGGCAATGGCCCCAGTTACATGGGTGCTTATGCTAAGCAGTCTCCGGCTTTGGTTGAGAGAATACACCGCGCTGGTACCGATAAATCTGTTTACGTTGAGTCAGATTTTTCGAGCAATGACATGACGCAATTAGAAGACGTGCACCTTCTAGAGATTGCTTGGCTGGCGCGTTTCGGAGCGCCAAAGTGGTTGACCAGCCTTATGCATGTGGCTAACGCGTTCAAAGGAACTAGCCACAAGCACAAAGTCAAGGTTATGATCAAGAATCAGCTTCCAACTGGTTCTCAGTCCACTACGTTCCGGAATTCTATGTGGAATGCGTCCATCAACTTCTGCTGGGCTTTGGAGCACGGTTTTAAAGGAGACGTACTCATCTTAGGTGACGACATGCTCATGCGTCTTGACAATCCTGGTTGCAGGCGGCAACAGGTTCGTAGGACGTATGAGTACGTTTGCAAACTTGCAGGCATGGACGCGAAAGTCTGTGTCCGCAAACACTTAAGTGAGTGCGAGTTTTTGTCCAGGCAATTTCTTCCTGACGACCGTGGCTCCTTTGTCATGGCGCCGAAGTTGGGTAAGGCGATAGCGCGCTTTAACGTTAGGGCATCCAGCAATGAGGCCTTGTCAGACGATGAGTACATCGCAGGCAAGGCTTTGTCCTATGCGTTTGAGTTTCGTTTCGTCAAACCCATTTGCAATCTCTTCTTGCTCAAATTCGCAGAGTTTGAAATAGATGAGCCACGACTTGATGCATTGGGGTGGAATGCTAAGGGCCAGTTTCTGGCGCTTGGCTACGCCGGCATTGAAGCTTCTATTGATTCTGCTCGTTCTATCTCTAGGGACAGTATGACGCAGTTTTATCATTGGAAGTACGCTCTCACTGCCACAGATGTTATTGAGTTGGTGACTAAATTGCTTTTCGGCGACCGGGACCTCGAGCCCGGCGAAGTTGGATTCATCACTTTTGACTTCATCTGATTTGGTAAAGGGACCCGCCTAATCGGATGATAGTT